GCCCAGGTATCGTTTTTGTTCGACGGCGAGAGAATTTCGACCAGCACGAGCGGCGCCAACAGCAGCCGATCATCGTTCCGCCAGGGGGCACAGGTGACCCCCAGATCGGGCACACGGATGTTGTGATCGGCGCGCACCCGCGGCCGGACTCCGGGCTCAACGACTGTGCGGCACTCCGGGCGGGTCGCCACGAGGTGATTGCCGATCAGGCGATCGGTCTCGCTCTGAATCGCACCATGGATGGGCGAGGCGGGCGCCATCGCGCGCGGCGTGCCGTCCACCAGCTCCCACCGATCGCCGGCGCCCGATGGGTGCCAGTCGAGAAACTCTGCCACCGTCATTGCCGGAGGCAGTTTGCTTGCCGCGCTCATGCCGTCCTCGTCGTGCGGTCTGTCGAGGATGTGGTTGTCATGCCCGTAAGGTAGCTCCTGCCGCTCCTTGCACGCGAATCACCCGCCGCGATCGGCCTGGGCACGATAACGCTCGTGGCGGCATTCGTAGCATGGCGGGCTCCAGAGGCTCCAGGCCCGACCTCTGATGACCGACAATTTGAAGGAAAAGATATCACATGAGCACACTGCTGTCGCTCCGCCGCGCCCTCGGGGTGGCGGTGGATGAACTCGCGCCGTTGGCTGGGACGCCTGGTTTCGCCGCCAAAGAGGCGGAGATCGCGACGCTCGAACGCACGATCGGGGAGCTGGACCGGGCCGAAAAACTCGCCGCCAAGCTGGCGCGGCCGATCGGCGCCGGTCCGGGCGACGACGTGATGGAGATCAACCCGTCGCAGCGCACCTTGTCGCAAATCCGGGGCATGGACCCGCGCCAGGGCAGGCTGCGGGGCTTTGACGACTATCTCAGTCTGGCCCGCAAGGGGCTGGATTTCACGCCGCGCGCGGGCGAGCAATACCGGACGTTGGGCGAGCAGCTCCAGGCGGTTTTCCGGCACTACAGCTCGAAGGGGAGCGACACCGACCGGCGACTGGTGCGCGCGCCGACCGGTGCGGGCGAGGTCGATCCGACCGGCGGCGGCTTCCTGGTCCAGGTCGATTTCGCGGCCTCGATTTTCATGCTCGCGCACGACATGGGCGAGATCCTCAGTCGCGTGAACAAGCTGCCGATCAGCGCCAACGCGAACGGCATCAAGATACCGGGCGTGGACGAAACCAGCCGAGCGACCGGCAGCCGCTGGGGCGGTGTCGCGTCGAACTGGGTAGGGGAAGGCACCGCGGTCACTCCATCGAAGCCGAAGTTCCGCACCATCGAGTTCGACCTGAAAAAGCTGATGTCGGTGATGTACACCACCGACGAGCTTTTGCAGGACTCGACGGCACTGACCTCAATCGCCGCACAGGCGTTCTCCGAAGAAGTCATGTTCATGACCGAGGATGCCATCGTGGAGGGCACCGGCGCGGGCATGCCGTTCGGCTACATGAAAAGCCCCTGCCTGATTACGGTACCGAAGGTGACCGGCCAGGCCACGCAGACGATCGTCAAGGAAAACATCGACCAGATGTGGTCGCGCCTCTGGGCGCGGTCGGCGAAGAACGCGGTGTGGTTCATCAACCAGGACTGCCTGCCGCAGCTCATGGCGATGAACCAGGCGGTCGGCACCGGCGGCCAGCTCGTCTATTTGCCGCCAGGCGGTCTTTCTGCCACGCCGTTCTCGACCCTCTATGGTCGCGAGGTGGTGTGGACGGAATACAATTCCACTCTCGGCACCACGGGCGATATCACGCTGGCGGACCTCAGCCAGTACATGCTGGTGGACAAGAACGGCGTCCAAGCGGCAACCAGCATGCACGTCGCGCTCCTGACCGACGAGATGGTGTTCCGCATCACCTATCGCGTTGACGGCAAGCCGATGTGGGCGGTGCCACTGACCCCATTCAAGGGGGCGAACACCAAGAGCCCCTTCATTGCGCTGGCGTCCCGCTAACAGTTTTCTGAGTTTCGTCAGGAGCATTCGACGATGGCACGTCAGATTTCTATGCCCTATCAGTTTCCACCGGTTTGCCTGCTGCCTCCGGCGGCCGACGCGGGGGGCCGCACCAGTGCCTACCGCGACCTGGCGAACGCGCTCAAGGCGTGGGTTGTGTGCCACGTGAACCAAGGCAACGCGGCGCAGGTGACGCTCTCGATCCTGCAAGGTCAGGACACGCTCGGTACCGGCTCGAAGGCGGTCGGCGTCATGCCGACCTGGCTCTGCGCGGCAACGGCCACCAGCGATACGCTCGCGGTGCAGACACCGGGTGCCACCTTCCAGACCTCGGCAACCGTCGCCGACAAGATCGTGGTCTTCGAGATCACTCCGGAAATGTGTCTGGACCTGGTCAACGGGTTCCACACCATCGCGGTGCAAACCAGCGCATCGAACGCGGCGAACATCACCGAGGCAGAGTTGTTCCTCTGGGAGTCCTACCAGGGCGCGTCCGCACCATCGACCCTTGTCTAATCGGCTTTCATCGCGCCCGGGCCGCGCGCCCGGGCGGTGCCTTCCCTTGCGGCCGATCGGGAGAACGACATGACCACGACCTCGAAGTTCCATGCCGGACGGCTGGAGTTTTTCGATACCGCGACCTTCGAGTACATGCTGCCGGTCGCACCCGTCCACTTCTACGAGGACTTTCTTGGGCAGTCCTATGTCGCGGTCCCGGCCGCCGGCTCGGCGGTGGATGGCTGTCCGTTCGTCAAGAAGATTGTCGGCGCCGGGCCGCCGACGCTCGCCGGCGTCGCGAACGCGATTGGCGGTCAGGTCGCATGCACGTTGGCGGCGACCAGCGAGAAAGAGGATTGCGTGCTGTACTGGGGCGACAACCTTGCCCTGGATTGCACCAAGGGGCTGATCTTCGAGACCCGCGTCCAGTTGTCCGTGACGCCGAGCGCCGCCGGCGTGCAGGTGGTGTGGGGCGCCGCCTCGGCCTGGATCGACGGCCCGCAGAACAACACCTGCTACCTGGAATTCAGCGCGCAGGCGAGCGGCGCGGTGCTGGTCACTGCGTTCGATGGGGTGACAACGACCTCGGTTGCGAGCGGTGTGACGGTCGGCACCACCGACTGGCATATCTACCGCATCGACGCGACCAACCTGACCGACGTGGCGTTCTACATCGATGGCAATCGGGTGAACGCGGACAACTCGATCAACTTCGCAGCGACCGGAACGCTCGCGGTCATGCAACCATACCTCGCGGCATACAAGGTGTCGGGCACCGGCGTTGCCACCCTGACGGTCGACTATGTGCGCGCGTGGATGAACCGGCAGTAAGCCAGGGAGTGCGCGCGGCATGTTGTCTGTAGGCATTACCCTCAACCCGGCGACGATCGCGGCGGGCGCTTCGCTGTCCGGCCCGGTGTCGCTCGGCGCGTTGACGCTGGTCGGAATCTCGATGCCGGCAGTGTGGACCACGGCCCCCTTGACGTTTCAGGTCAGCCCGGACGGCGTCACCTGGCAGGAGCTGTACGACGGCGCGGGCAACGAGGTGACGATCACCGCCGCAGCGGGCCAGTTCATCATTCCGCTGGCCGATCCTTCTTATCTCTGGCGCGGGGTCAACATGCTACAGGTTCGGAGCGGCACGCTTGCAGCTCCGGTGAACAAGATCGCCGCCGCCGTGGTGAACATCGTCACCCGATCGGAAATGCTGTGAAGGATGCAACGCGATGATGGAACGCAGCGGTTATCGCAATCGCGCCCTTGTGGCGCCGGTGCGCAGGGACGGGGGACCGAGCGGTGCGAACCACCCTACTGGTGACAGAGGAACCGACTGCGGAGCCGGTGTCGATCGAGCAGGTCAAGCGACATTGCCGGATCGACAACAACGCGGACGACGAACTGCTGACGGGCTACCTGACGGCGGCAAGAGTGATGGCGGAGGGCTACCTTAGCCGGGCGCTGCTGACGCAGACCCTGCTGTGGACCATGCGGCCGTCGTCTGAGCTGCCTCGCGATCGTCTCCGGCTGCACGAGACTCTCGAACTGCCACGCGCACCGGTGCAGTCGATCTTGTCGGTGACGACGCTCGATGAATGGGGCAACGCTACGACGATCTTGCCCGCTTCGCTGCCGGTGACGCCGCCGGCGGTGATCCTTGGCTATGTCGCCGACCTGACGCTGGAACCGGCCACGCTGTTCATTGGCCCCGAGACGGTGCTGAGCGGCGGGTTCGCGGCCTACCGGACCAAACTGCAGCACCTGCAAGTCTCGATGGTCGCTGGCTATGGCGCGGCAGACGACGTGCCCTCTACGGTGATCCAGGCGATTATGATGACCACGGCATTCCTCTACGAACATCGCGGGGACTCCGCCGCCACGATGCCGGACGCTGCGACCTGGTTGCTCGATCGCCAGCGGTTGCAGTTCCTCGGCGGTTGATGCGATGGCTTTGCCGGAACCCGAGCCGGGACCGGACCCGAATGCGGTCCGGATCGGCTCGCTGCGCTGGCGGGTGGTGATTGCGACCCGCGAGCAGGCGGCGGACCCGGACAGCCCTGGGTTCCTGGAAACCATTGCGAAGCGTCAGACCGTGCGGGCCGATGTGCAGCCGATCGGGACGATGACCTTCTATGCGGCGGAGCAAGTCAACACCCCGGTCACGCATCGCATTGTCATCCGGTGGCTCGATTGGGTTGACACGACGCACGTCATTTTTCGCGTCACGAAGCGGCCGGATGAGAGCGACATGGTCGAACGGTTTCGCGTGCGGCGCGTGATGTCGATCGACGGGCGCCAGCGGTTCCTGCGGCTCGATTGCGAATTGGAGAAGCGCGTCTGATGGCCCTCTTGCAAATCACCGTGCCGGGCGGCTGGACGATCGTCGCCGGCAAGCAGCAGGTGCGCGCCGTCATGCGCGGTGTCGGTGCCGAGGTGGTGGCGCGCGCTCGCGCCCTCATCCGGTCCGGAAGCAGAAAGCACCCGTCAGCTCCTGGCGAGCCACCGCGGAGTGTTTCGGGGAAGTTGGCGCGGTCGATCCGCGCCCGGGTTTGGAAGGACGGCGAGGGTGTCACCATCCGCGCATCGGAGTTCTATGCCCTGTTCCTGTCGCGTGGCGCGAAGGGCGGCGGCGGTGACACCAGCAAAGCATCCAGCTTTGTATCGGCCACATCGGTCGGACCTCGCCGCATGAAGCGCAGCGCAATCTCGAAGAAACGCATCCTGCTGCCACGTCCGTTCCTGGAACCTGCGCTCGACCAGGCAATTGCGAACGGCCTGGCCGATCGGGTGCGCGTCGCGGTGATCAGTGGGCTGAAGTTTCAGCGGGGGAAGCGGTGACGTTCGGTCGGACCGCGGCCCTGTCACGCCAATTCCGTCACCCCGACAACCAACCGGTGTCCAAGTTCTCGCAGCGCACGCTCGATGACATCGATATGACTGCGGTGCAGGGGATCGCGCAGACGCCGTACCGCCTTTTCGTCCAGGCCCAGTCGATGAGCCAGCGCGACGTTGGAGACGCCACCGGCCAGCATGGCCTCGTGCAATGCGAGCTTGGCCGCCACCAGAGGTGGAACAAAAGCGACCGGCCGGCCGCGTGCCGGCGAAGGCCGCGGCAGCGGGCGGCCATCGTCCGTGTAGAAGCTCAGGGCAGTGACCAG